TTTCTAACCCACAAAACACCTCGATCAGCCACGATCAGACTGGATCGATTTGAACAACTTTGAAAAAGAATTGATCGACTCCATTCAGGCTCAATCAGAATTAGGAGGTGTGAAAACACCGCGTATTCACTCACCTTTGAATGATTTACCTTCAAAAGGGCATGAAATGATCGATTTTGCAGCTGAGATAGGCATTCCTTTGATGGATTGGCAAAAGTTCGTGGCTATTCATGGACATAAAATCAAACCAGATGGTCGCTGGCATCATTCTGAGGCTGGGTTATTGATCGCACGCCAGAATGGCAAGTCTACATTTATGATGCTTAGGATTTTAACTGGCATGTATGTTTGGGGAGAAAACCTACAGCTATCCTCAGCCCACCGATTAACTACCTCGCTGGAAACATTTAGACAGATGGTTGGCATAATTGAAAGTAATGACAAACTAGCTTCAGAGGTAAAAAAGATTAGATGGCAACATGGTGCTGAGGAAATGGAATTAAAGGGTGGTCGCAGGTTTGTGGTCAAAGCAGCCAACAATGCTTCAAGAGGAATTTCTGCGCCATCTACAATCCATCTTGACGAGTTAAGAGAATACAAAGATGAGGACGCTTGGTCATCAATGCGTTATACCATGATGAGTTCCAAAAATCCGCAAGTTTGGATTTACAGTAATGCTGGAGATCAGCATTCTGTGATCCTTAATAAACTAAGGGAGCGTGCATTAGCAGCCAGCACGAATCCTTTAGATACAATAGGTTGGTTTGAGTGGAGTGCCGAACCTGATTCGCCAATTACCCTTCCGTCGGGTGAAATCAATTGGCCAGCATTCGCTCAAGCCAACCCATCGCTTGGAACAACAATCCATCCAGATAACTTAAAAGCAGTTATTAATGATCCACCTGATATTGTAAAAACTGAAGTATTATGTTTGTGGGTTGATACAATTAATTCAGCTATTGATGTTCAAAAGTGGAATTTATGCCAGACCGACCCAATACCATTAGACCCTGACAAAGAAACATGGTTTGGATTAGATTTAAGTCCAGATCGTAAATTTGGTGCTTTAGTGGCTACTCAAAAATTACCAGGAGAAAAGTTTAACTTAGTTTTACTCCACACTTGGTCAAACGATTATTCAATAAATGATTTAGCGGTTGCAAACGATATTGCGCCGTATGTTAGAAAATATAATGTTCAGACTGTCGCTTATTCCAAAAGGACTGCACAAGCCGTCGCAAGTCGGTTAGTTCCTGCTGGAATTCCCATTACAGACATGGATGGGGCGATATATGCTGAATCATGCGATCGGTGGTTAGGCGCAATCAATTCCCATCGATTACAGCATGGCGGTCAAGAGGAATTGACCCAACAAACACTTTCCGCTGCGAAACTGCCCTATGGGGATGGGTCATGGATCATCGGAAGGCGTGCAAGTAGAGTCGCGGTTTGTGCAGCTGTGGCTTCTGCTTTAGCAACCTATTTTGCAACACAGGCAGAAACGGAAGTTGATATTCAAATAGCATAGTTTATTGACTTTATGGTATATTATATGCTAATGGGATTATTCGATAGATTTCTTACAAATCAAACACCAACAATCACAACAGATGTAGCTGCTGCTAATACGCCATTTAATTTACAACAAGCTTTTGGCGGTTTATTTCTAGGAGCACAAACAGCAACTCGCGAACAAGCCATGTCAGTTCCATCAGTTGCAAGAGCAAGAAATATAATCTGCTCAACCATCGGATCATTACCAATTGAATCTTATAATCATTTTACAAAAGAACATTTACGCCCACAGCGCGTGATTATGCAACCAGATCCAAGAATTGCTGGATCTGCTGTTTATGCTTGGATTGCTGAGGATTTGTTATTTCATGGTGTTGCTTATGGTCAAGTTTTAGATTCCTATGCTGCAACAGATAATAGTCGCATTAGAGCATGGACAAGAGTTTCGCCAGATCGAGTTACATATAACACAAATGCACAACAAACTGAAATCACTGAATACTTAATTGATGGAATGCACATTCCTGCAAGTGGTGTCGGATCAATTATTGTATTTAGCGGGTTAGATGAAGGTGTATTAAATAGAGCAGGTCGCACAATCAGAGCAGCTCAAGAATTAGAGAAGGCTGCTGAATTATACGCTAAAGAGCCAGTTCCAACGATGGTGTTAAAATCAAATGGAACAAATCTAACTCCAGAGCGCATCTCAAAGCTTTTAGAGTCATGGAAAATATCAAGATCGACAAGAGCAACTGCATTTCTAAATGCTGATGTTGAATTAACAACTTTAGGTTTTGATCCACAAAAATTGCAATTAAACGAAGCACGCCAATATCTTGCAACAGAAATAGCTAGAGCAGTTGGCATTCCAGCATCATTCTTATCTGCTGAATTAACCAGTCAAACATATAGCACGACTGTTATGGAGCGTAAAGCCCTTATCGATTTCAGTTTGAGAAATATCGTAACTCCGATCGAGCAAAGATTATCTGCCGCTGATTTCGTGCCAAATGGCGTTGAAGTTCGATTTGATATTGATGATTTCTTGCGTGGTTCAGCATTAGAGCGTGCGCAAGTTTATGAAATCCTAAACCGCATTGGCGCGATGAGCGTTGAGCAAATCCAAGAGGAGGAGGACTTAATCCGATGAAGATTAATTTCCCAATAACACTAACCGCAGCCGATAATCGTAAAAGAACAATTTCTGGAACGATCGTAACTTGGGGTGAACGCGGAAATACGAGCGCAGGAGCAACAGTATTTGAGAAAGGTTCAATCGATTTCTCAAAGCCTGTCAAATTATTACTTGAGCATGATCGCACACGACCAATTGGTAAGTTAATGGATATTACAGCTGATGATGCTGGTATCGAAGCAACATTTAAGATTGCCGGAACAATTGCTGGCGATGATTCTTTATTAGAAGCAGCCGAAGGACTACGCGATGGATTTAGCGTTGGAGTTATGGTTGATGATTGGGAAAACAAAAATGGCGTTATGTCAATTAGTGCAGCAAAGTTAATCGAGGTTAGTTTAGTAACCGATCCTGCAATTGACAGCGCGAGAGTTGCCGATGTAGCAGCAACAGAAACACCAACAGAGAATTCCGAAGCAACCGCTGAGGATACAACAACACAGGAGGACAAAGTGTCTGATATAACATCAGAAGCTCCTATCGCCACCGAAGCGGTAGAAGCTGCAAAGTCTGAGCCTGTGGCCGTTCAAGCAAATCAACCAGTTGCTTACACAAAGCCACGCTCACCAATCGTAAATAAAGCAACATACCTAGAGCACTCAGTTCGTGCTGCACTAGGAAATGATGAGAGCAAGTTATATGTTCGTGCAGCAGATGACACAACATCAAACAACGCTGGATTAGTTCCAACTCGTCAATTGACAGAAATCATCAATCCATTATCAAACGCAGATCGCCCAGCAGTAGATTCTGTTTCTCGTGGCGTTCTACCAGATGCAGGAATGACATTTGAAATTCCTAAAATCACAGTTGTTCCAACTGTTGGTGAGGAAGCTGAAGCTGCTGCAATTGATGAAACAGGAATGACAAATGAGTTTCTTTCAGTTTCAGTTAAGAAATATGCTGGAGCACAAACTTTCTCAGTTGAATTACTAGATCGTTCATCACCAGCATTTTTTGACGAGTTAGTTCGTCAAATGGAGTTCGCATATCTAAAAGCAACTGATGTTGCAGTAATCGCTGGCCTAGTTGCCGGTGGAACAGATGGCGGAAACCGCACACTTGATGCTTCAGGATTACTTGATTTCGTATCAGATGGATCAGTTTCAATCTACAAATCAACACTTGGAACAGCAACAAACATTCTAGTTTCACCAGAGCAATTTGGTGCAATTATGAATCTTGCTGACAATGGTCGCCCAATTTACCAAAACCTAATTGGTAACAGCAATCAAGGTGGAAACCTAAGTGGTCAATCACTAGGCGGAAACTTGCTTGGCCTAAACTTGCGTGTATCTCGCAACTTAGCAACAGCTGCTCCAACTGGCGATAACTCGCTAATTCTTATCAATCCAGATTCATACACATGGTATGAGTCAGCACGCACACGCTTACAAACCAATGTTGCCCTAAATGGTCAAATTGAGGTTTCTTACTATGGATATGGCGCACTTGCCACCAAAGTAGGAGCTGGTGCTTACCGCTTCATGGTTGCTTAATTAAGTAACCAATTTCATGCCTACTGGTGCTCCCGCTGGTAGGCAGCTAAAAATGGGAGTCTAAGAGAGGAATTTATGCCAACAATTATTACCGCGACCCAGTTGCGTTCTGTATTGGGTGTAAGTTCCTCTCTTTATGATGATACTTATCTAAATCAAATTATCGATACCGCAGAAACAGTTATTCTGCCAATGTTAGTTACATTCAAAGCTCCAATCGAAAAAGTATCGCTGACAGATAATGTCGCTACTTTCACTACACTAGGAATACATGAATTCACCGAAGGACAATCAGTTGTCATCACAGGATGCGGATCGCCTTACAACGGAACAAGAGTTGTGCTGGCAGATAATCTTAGCCAATATACCTTTTCACAATCGATCACTAATGCCGATATACTCGAGGCTAATGTCATCCCATCCGGAGTTGCTGCCTTATCTGGCGGATCAACTTATGTTGGAAATGCAGCTGTTCAATCAGCCGTCTACACAGTTTCAGTCGAAGTTTTCCAAGCAAGACTCGCAGGTGGAGGACAAATCGAAGGAGTAGATTTCCAACCTACACCATTTAGAATGGGTCGTTCATTATTTAATAAATGCGTAGGTTTATTGGGTAGTTATATGGATACTGAAAGCATGGCTCAATAGTGCCTAATGAAACAATCCTTGAACAGATTCGCACGCCTTTAGCAACTGCCCTATCTAGCGTTGCAGGAAATGTTTATGCTTTTGTGCCTGAAACAGTTATTCCTCCAGCAGTAGTAGTTGTTCCAGATAGCCCATATTTAGAATTTGAAACAATTAACAAAAGCAATATCAGAGCAAAAGTTAATTTTACTATTTCAGTTGCAGTTGCTTATAACAGCAACCCTGCATCGCTCGACAATATCGAGCAATTAATAATCAGCGTTCTGGCAGTTATTCCTGGTGGATATATTGTCAGCTCGGTCGAAAGACCAACAGTTACCACAGTCGGAGCATCGACTTTGCTTATCGCAGATGTTCGAGTATCTACCTACTACACACGCACAGTCTAAGGAGAAATAATCATGGCAACAGTAGTAATCACTGGTCGCGATATTTCGTTGTCTTTCACAGGTGGAACAGACATCGAAGCGCAAGCAACCAGCGCAGTATTAACAAAGGTCAATGAGCGTCAGGAATACCAGACACTTGATGGCACAGCTTATAAGACCACAAACATTTCAGGAACATTCGCACTATCAATGTTGGCTGATTGGGGCAAGGCAAACTCAGTTTGCGAGGCTCTATGGACAGCAGCAGAAACTGCTCCAGATACTGACATTTCAATCACTCTAACAGCTGCAACTGGCGCACAATTTGTGTTCCCAGTAAAGCCAGAGTTCCCAACAGCCGGTGGATCAGGAATTGATGCACAAACTGTTGATTTTGAATTCACAGTTTCAGGTGGAGCAGTAACAGAAACATTTAGTTAAGAAATAGAAACGGGAGCAAAAAATGAAGTTACCAATTACAATTGAATATAACTCAGGCGAGCAAGCCACTTATGTAGCCCAACCGCCTGAGTGGGCAAAGTGGGAAAAGACAACTGGTCACACCATAAGCCAAGCAAAAGAAAAACTTGGTATGTGGGATCTAATGTTTTTGGCTTATAACGCACATAAGCGAGAAGCAGCAGGAAAGCCAGTAAAAGGTTTTGAAATATGGATGGAAACAGTTGCCGATGTAATTGTCGGTGATGCAGACCCAAAAGTCATCCAGCAGGAAGCCTAAGCAGATTATTGGTTGAGTTGGCAATAGCCACACAAATACCAATGAGTGAATGGGTTGATTCAGACGACATTTTGACAGCGATAGAAGTATTGGAGCAGAGGTATGGCAAATGAAACAATCGCCTACAATAAAAAAGACCTGCGCGATATTTATAAGGCTTTCAAACTTATGGATGAACAGGCTACTGATGAAGCACGCCGTCAATCTGCTGCTTTGGCGTATTTTGCATCAGAGGAAATTAAGCAAGCAGCTAGAGGTCGAACAAAGGCTGGCGCGGTTGCGCAAAGAGTCGCGGATGGCGTTAGCATCTCTAAATCAAGCAAGATCGGTGAGTTCCGCTATGGTTTTGCCAGACAAAAGTTTTCAGGTGGTGCTACTACACAAACCCTATGGGGTGGTGTTGAGTTTGGTTCAAATAAATTCAAACAGTTCCCTACATATTCTGGGCGGTCAGGTCGTGGATCTCGCGGATGGTTCATTTATCCAACCCTTCGCAGAATTCAGCCTGAATTAATT